CATCATCATAAGATAGCGTATCAGAAGCTAGGAATGTTATAGGGCCTTCATCAGGATCAGAAGAAAGTAGATTATTAGCTGATGTATATCTAACTAAAACAATATCATCACTTCCGCCAGTATCAACAACTGCTTTTACAGTTGCAGTAACTCCTGCATCATTACTTAATTCTAACCCCTTTAATTGAGCAGAACCTACAGGTAAGTCAGTTATTCTTACCGACCCTACAGGAGCAAATGCACCGCTTAAGCTACCAGCTGACCCTGAAATTCCCCCCTCTTTAAACAAGAAAGAAGCGATTCTAGCCATCTCAGACTGAATAATAGATTGCATCTGTGTAAGCTCTCTAGCTTGCAATGCTCTACCATTATTAAAAAGAATACGATGATAATGATCGCTATCTCTATAGTCATCATTGTATTCGCTTAAGAAAGTTGTACTAGATAAGTTAGTTGCCATTGTGTATCCTTAAAGCTTTACAATCAGTTTAATATCTTCAGAGCCTTGAGCTTCTCTAGGCACATCAGTAGTATTATTAATATATAGGATGTCTCCAGAGTATACATCTATTTCTGGTGGTGATATTGAATCAACCGTTAATGTAGATGCAGAGTAGCCAGCTACTGTAACTACCTCTCCAACTCTGAAAGGAGTAAACCCGGTTGTTTCATTTTGATGATACCAGAGATTAATATTATTCCAGTAATCTAGATAGCCTTGAGCATTACTATCTCCACTAATTAAAATATCCTCACCAAAAGTAATAGTACTAGGAATAGCGTCTAAGTTAAGGACGCTTAAAGCTCGAGCTGACGTGCCGGTAAATTTAGATGCAGAGTTGTATACTAGAGGATTACGTAAAAGACCCACTTGTCTATATTCATTATCTACTATCCACTTACCGCCTACATTACCTTCTGGTTTAATATTAAGCAAAAGAGCTGTCGATCTTAAATCATCTACGGGGTTAGCTCCAATACCAGCTTTAGGAGCTAATACAGGAGAAATACTAGCTCCTGAGCCACCAGAAGTAGTAATTCTTACATTTGCTCTAGAGTAACCAGATCCAAACCCATCAGCTAATGGAGTGAACCCAGTAGCTCCAAAGTTAGCGCTATCACCCACCTCAACTGCAGCAATCGACCCTATTCCATCTACAACAATTCTAGCTTTAGCGTTTATACCATCCCCAACTACTGTAAGAGTATCTGTGTTTGTATAACCTGTACCTCCTGCTGTTACTCTATAGCCAACAATTTGACCTGAGGTGGCAGCGTTTTGAACTAAGTATTGAGCGTGATATGTACTTGTAGGATCAGAATAAGTAGCAGAATCAGCAAACTTAACAGGCATCCAATTAGCAGTTAAGAAACTATTACCATCTGCAGTAGATATGGTGTATAGGTATTTCCATGCATATCCGTCTGTTTCAATCGGAATAGTAGTTCCTGTATGACTAGGTTTTATAGACGATATTTGACTCGCCCCTAAAGAGTTTTTACCTTGCCGAATACAGACATATACATTGTTATCTACTGTCCTTACATAAAAGTTTGTACCTTGCCCTACATCATTATCACTATACTGAGCATAAGAGGCGCCAGAAGTCCAGTCCTTTAGAGGTATAACAAAGGAAAAAGTTTCGACAGCCTTAATTGATTGCATATCATATCTAAATGTACGCTCATCATATTCTACAGGATTTGGAGTAGGAGGAGTAGCTTCTGTAGGCCAGTCTTGAGAACGCCCTACCGCAATATAATAATAATTGTCTGAGTCACCAATCTTAGTACCAGTAGCTTCGTCGAATATCTGCTGAGCTAATTGTTTTTTAAGTTTATCTGTAATTTTTGCTGTCATTGTTTATACCTAAGTTGCTACTGTTTTAGAAGCTAGATGCCAGTCTGCTCCAGACCATATCATAAATCCAGCTTCATTTGCTGCAAATGCTACTGATGTTACTGCTCCTGCCATATTCGCAGTAACTGTTGCTATACCTGAATTTCTGTTTACAAAATATTTAGTTTCACCTATAATAGTTCCTGCAGCTAATGTCATTGCTAGGCTAGAAGCACTATTGAAGATAGTAAGCGGAACTGCCTGAGAACACGCTCCACTCGAAGTAAGAGTTTCTGCTGTATTAACTAATTTATTATTAACAGTTACTCCTCCAGTACCTTTAGCTTGTAATATAAGACTAAGATTTGCATCTGTACCTGTAGCTGCAATAGAAGGACTAGAGCCGGTTGCTCGGTTAGTAATTGTTATTTCATTAACTGCTGATCCAGTTGCTGTAAATTTAATAATCTCGTTATTATTTACATCATTAATACCGGTTGTAATTTTAGGAGAAGTGATAGATGGTGCTGTAAGAGTTTTGTTAGTTAAAGTTTGAGTATCTGTTGTACCTACAACCACCCCGGAAGGAATAGCTTTAGCAGAAGCAGATCCATCAATATTTCCTGAACCATTAGATATAACAAAACTACTAGCTGCAATACCACTTAATGTGTTATTATCAGCACTAATAATCTTATTAGTAAGAGTTTGAGTAGCAGCATTTAATGTTACAGTTCCTGCAGAATCCGGAAAATTAATGCTTACCTCAGAAGCTGGATTAGTAGCTCCAATTTTAGTTCTAAAACCAGTTCCGATAATGTCTAACCCACTATCTGTTAACTGTGAAACTCCAACAGCTCCGGAACCTAAAATAGTATAAAGTTCTGAAAAATTATCATTCAGTTTAGCACCAGCAGTACGTAAAGTATCTCCTGTGCCATCATTTGCTGTAGTACCGGTATTGATAATCTGTCTTGCCATAATTATCTCTCTAAATTATTTCTATTATTTATACGTGTAGGAATGGCCAATGAGCTGAATCTGCAATATTACTACTATCAAATAATGTTGAGAATTCATGTCTATCAAAGGTTGATATACCAAGAACGTTAGATGAATCATCATGTTGTGAGAACTGAACTGCATCAGTAACGTTAAATGTGCGTGAATCAGAATCATCAAATGTTACAGAGTTTGGTGATAGTAGTTCTTCTAATGTATAACCTGTACCAAGTGAATCAATAGATTGAGATCCTACATCATGGAATGTCTGATCTGTTCTTTGACGTCTCATTCCCACAGATCCATCATCCTTATTAATTAAAGTAATCTCTGCAAATGCTTCTGGTTGATAAACATTTGCCCCTTCAACTATTAATAGTTGACCTAGTGAATCTCCAATTTCATCCATTATAAAGTTAATACCGCCATTATTAACTAGCTCTGGATTATGAGCAACATTATTCCATGATACATTGGTCATTTCAATTAAAGTCTCACCAGCTAAATAAACGCCTGCTGGATGAACGAATAATTTATAAACCTCTTTCCATTGGTTAAGCGGTAAACTAGACTTTATTAAAACAGATAATACTTGATAAAGCTTATCATCTGTTATATATTTTCTTGATTCCGGGCCTATTTCAGCAGCAGCTTGTTTAATCTGCTGACCAGAATTATTTACACTGTCTAAATCGTAATCAATTTGAGGACCAACAAGGAATATATTATTTTTAGGATATTCCACAATAGGGTCAACCCCAAAAAAACCTCTGAAGAATTGCTGTGTACTATACTTAGTACCTTTAGATCTATAAAGTAGATTACTATACTTTATAGCTTCTCTTTTATTTAAAAACCCGCCAAAATAAGCTTGTCCAAGAAGCAACTCATCTTCTAAATACTGTAAAAGCTTTGATGGTACCTGGGTAGCGTCTCTATTACTATAGAGTTCCTGTATTTGACCTCCAAAATTATCACTAGAATCTAACCATTCATAATACTTACTAAAAAGAGTTTTAAGAGTAGGATTATCCTGTACAACATGCTCAGGTAATACTCTATCTATTTCTGCTCTATGAAAATTGAGCAAAGTTCTTTTATTATCTGAATAAGTTTTATCTCTTAATATAGACATTAATTTGTTGCTTCTGTTATAACCGCATTAACTGTTGACCGATTAGGGTCATGTAAAATAATATTATTTCGTGAAGAAGTGATAACACTAGGATTTGCTGGAACAGCAGCGATTTTA